CATACATTTTGGTTTTGGTTCACCTGGTTCTCTAGCGCAAGGACCAATCGCTTCACCTTTAGTATTGTATCTTTTCCAATTACCTTCTGGATTAGTTTTACTGAACCACTTACGCAAATCTTCCTTAATCATACCTCTACCCAACGTAAGTAGATTGAATGCTCCAGGATCGGACATTGTGTTTACTTCTTCTTGCTCTGTCATTTCTTCATCATCAGACTTGAGCAGACGAAGTGTTCGTGTGACTTCTTCTACCGTGTCACCCGTAACTGAAACTGTGACTGCTTCATTCATCTTAGCCATTTTGCTTTGGTGAGTTTCAACAGTCTTTGCAATCTTTTCTACTGGCACAAGACTACCGTGGACCGAACGATGTGTGACTTTACCATCTTTACCATAACGACCAAAACCATAATACTCAAGACCCATTGTGTTCATGTCATCATGTGTGCCAGCATCTTTGTGTGGCTTCATGTCGGTACGAATTGGTGCTGTATCTTTTTTACCCAACTCTGTGGCTATCCAACCTTTTGCTTCATCATTCTTTGGTGGTTTACCGACAAATTTTTGTATATTCTTAAAAAGACCTTCTAATTCTTTTGTCTTTGATTCTACAACATCTGGTGATGCAGAACGCAAGTCTTCTGAATTATCAAACTCTACGTAGTTGTCACGAAATAGTTTACCAAACATTGGTCGTGCTGCTTGCACAGAATCCCATTTTTCTTTACGAATATCTTCTGGAACTGTGCGACCACCACGCTGACCACGTTCAATGTTTCTTTCTTTTGATACTTCATCGGCTGTGTTAACCATGATCATTGATGTTTCATAACCCAACTTCTCAAGCATCTCTTTGATCTTGGCATACTTTTCTGGGTCATCACCAGTACCATTGATGATAAGACCATTACGGCCATGAAGTGCAAGACGTTGGCGCAACTCTGTGACATTCTTTGCACGTTTACGAACTGCATTACGTTGTGCTTCTTCATCCTCTGGCATCTTTTTATCAAGGCCTTCTTTGTCCATCAGATACTCAAGTGCTTTATCTGAGTTAATTTCAGTCAGGCCATGACCATCAAGTGTTTTACTTAACACATAGTCTTTACCTGAACCCGGACCGCCGCCAAGAAACACTGCTTTGAAAATACCTTTGTCGTGAACACCTTCACGAATGATTTCTTCGTGCAATCTCATACCTTTACGTACATCATTGAACATTTGTTTGACATGTGCATGAGACATTGATGATGGTGCGCCTTTCTTGAAAGATTCAAGATCACCACTCTTTGCATGTTCACGCATCTTTGATGCAGAAATACCAGTTACACCTTCAGCATCAGGATCACGTTCACCCGCTGAATGTACTTTGATTTCTTTGAAATTAAAACGGGCACCTTCGTGTGTGCCATTATACTTGTGAAGCAGTCTGTGATATTCTTCTGTACGATCAGAGCCACCAACCATGTGTAGATGAGTTACACCTTTCTTATGCAATGCTTCTGCATGATCAAAGAAAGTGGGTGCTTTAGAAGATGCTGCGGTGAAGTTCGTGCCAGGAAATGCACGTTTGGCGTGTTTGACTTTTTGATCTGCTGTAAGGGGATTTTTCTTTGCGTCCTGTGAATGTGACAGAACGATGTGATGAGAACCGCCAACTGAATCGGCAATATCTTTGACTTTATTGACTAGTTTTTCGTGACCATTTGTAATCGGATTCATGCGTCCAAATGCTAGAACGGCATGTTTCTCTTTTTGTTCACGTAGAAAATCTCTAAATTTCATAATCCCCCTACCTCTGCGGCAGTTGTTTCTGTTATTTAGTATTTAGTAGAATTCTGTCGCTCCTGTGCTGGCCATGACACCTTGACAGTGTATTTTGTCTAGTTCTACAAGACGATCAGGCTCAATATTGAAAAAATGTGCGTGTTCAGTGTCAACGCCAGCATCTTGAACTACACCAATGTTTCTTCTACAGACGATTGAATAATCATCGATCAGACTTGGACAAAATGAGAATAGACGAGTAATCAACAAATCAGTGAATGTCTCAGCAGCATCACCAGCAAGCCATGTAGGTATTCTTTTCTTAAACACGTACTTACCAAAGTGATCATGCTCTGCTGTGTCAAATTCATCATGAAGTACGGTTCTTGCAGAAAACTTGTACACTCTACGAACAGAATGCATCAGACGTTTCAACTCAGGTGCTTGTTTTAGAAGAATCATCACTTTTAGCATTAACACATTCTCTGCTTCACTTTTACGGGCAGCAGACGCAAACTGAGAAATATCTTTGTCACCAGAAAAGTCAGCAATCAAATCAACAAGCCCACTCATGCTGTCATACTTTTCTTTTTCTACTGGTTCTGGTGAACCATCTGCTAAAATAACAATCGCATCAGGACATTTCTTTCTGAGTGATACAAGACCTTCAATCGTTTGTTGTAATCTATCTTCACGACTGAGTACACCCATGTTTGGATTAAGAGCAGATGTTACAATGAATAGCTGAAGTGAAGGAATCAATGACATTCGTACTCCGAAAATAATTTAATTGTTTTATATGTCGCTTTTGATTTCAATACATGAAGAATCGTGTCAGTAATTTCTTTTGTATCTAACAACTTGTCTTTATTTGGATGACCATCTTGCATCGGTGTATTAATACCACCGGGATGAATACTTGTCACACGAATTTCATCCATTTGTGTATAAATCTCTTTACCAAGAACATCAGCAAAAGCAGTAATAGCGTGTTTAGACGCTGAATAAACTGCTTCCCATTCCAGTGGCATAAGACCTGATACAGAATTGATGAAGAAAATATCACTATGTTTATTCATCCACTTGTACGCTTCTTTGGTCACATACATCGTGCCTTTAACATTCAAATCAATGATTCTGTCTATTGACTCAAATGAAAAATCATCTCTGAATAAACCCCATTGATATACGCCAGCATTGTTTACAAGAACATCAATGTGTGTACCAATTCTTTTGAATGCTTCTTCAACTTGTTTTGATTTCGTGATGTCACATTCTATCCATTGAAATGTGTCGGGGAACGCAAAAAGATTGATAGATGGCTTTGTACGTGAAAGACCATATACAAAGTAACCTTCATCAATCAGTCTGTCTGCTATATCATAACCAAGACCATAACTACATCCTGTCACCACAGCCACTTTACGCATTATATCTCCTCAAAAACATCAATCGCCAATTTCATTTCATCTTCTGTAATGTCATTGACAATCTTATAGTTGCCAATAGCAATAGGTAGTGGCGCATATTGATTACCATTACGATGTTTAGTCGCATCACGAAGACTTTCCAGCAACAACTTCATATTGGTAAAGTCTTTGTGGAATGTTTTGAGTTTTAATCTCTTTGCTACAGTAAATATTCTTTTCAACTGAACTGTATCGATATACCCACGAATAAATGAAATACATGAACTGTACAGACAATCTAATGCTACTGCTTCACCATGTAATAGTTCTGGTATGTTGGCCATTTCAATTACAGGACTGAATGTGTGACCAAAATCTACGCAACGATCTAATCGCTTTTCCCACAGATTGGGTCCTAGTTCGGCGATCATATCTGTGATAGCAAGATTGATTACACGAACTGGCACAGCACCATACTGAAACTTTTCATCAATCAGTATCTCAGCATTTTCTTCTAACAGATGAAATAATTCTGGTGATTTGATGACAGCCAGTTTAAATATCTCTGCAATACCATTGATGATTTCTCGTTCACTCTGTGTACGAATAAATTTCTTGTCGATGTATGTCGCAAGTGGTGGGTAATAAGCACCAATTCGATTGCGTCTGCCTAGATGATTGACACCGACTTTAGAGCCTACAGAAGCGTCAACGATGGCAAGAAGTGTTGTGGGAATTTTAACGTAGGGAATTCCACGACGGTATATGCTACAAGCAAAGCCAACAATATCCAGCAGAACACCCCCGCCAATTGCGATAATCGGTTCACGGCGTAACACTCCATTCTGTTCAAAAAAGTCTAAAATACGATCAACATTTTTCCAATTCTTATTTTCTTCTTTACAATCCACACAAAGTATTTTACAACTTAACTTGACCGCACCAAAATATGTTGCAATGTTATCTTTGTACAAATCATGTACTTCAGAATCAACAACAATGATTCTGCGATCACTATTCGTAATGTTTACAATGTCTTGATTGCTTGGGCTAAAGATGTCAGCAGAATATGTAAGTTTGAATTCTACTGGTAATTCTGTTTTGACTGACCAAGTTCGTTTGAACTTGTCATAATCCATCATAAAATCTAAACTCATTTCATCGCCTTACTAAACAATTTACATGCATGAACATAAAAATATTTTGCTTTGTCAACATCACCTGCTAGTAACTTGAAGGGCAGCATACGAATGAACTGTGATGCTTCAAGTATATCTATGAGTTTCATTTTATCTTCTGGTAACTCAGAGATGAAGTGTTTGTTGAACATATCAAAGTGATCTGTGCCATCGTTTGGATTAGATAAATTAATTCCTTTCACATGAACATTGTGATCATTGATAAGGCCATAATAACTACGTGAACACTGAAGAACTTGTGCATAGTCAAGATATTTGGTATTCCACATACTCTCTTCATACACATCAATAAAAACTACACGGTCTTCTTCAAATGAATACATGATATTCTCAAGTGTTGGATTACCATGTATATTACACTCATCATCATTCTTCAATTCTGAAAAGTATTCTTTCAAAACATGAAGATAACCACCCACACCTGTAACAACTTCACCATTGAAATGATATGTGCCATAATAAAAGAAATCTTCAAACTCTTTTATCTTGATAGCATCTTCAATTTTCTGTTGTATTTCTTCAATAAAATAAAGTTTTGGTGTACCAACAATAGGTTCTTTTCTGATTGAGTGAAGTGTATTCAGTCCTTTCCAAACTGCTTGACTTATTTTGAAGATTTGTTCTTCACTTAGTATGTCTTTGCTAAGAATGCTTTTGATGTCATGAAAGCCCTCAAGATACTCTAAATCAAACCATGCTTCAACGCTAGTAGAATCAACATTTACAACTTTGGGAAATAGATTAGGATATAGTGTATTGTATTGCTGTAGTTTCATTAACTGAGAATACCAACGCATAAAACCATATTCACGATTTCCTACACGTGAGATTTCTTTGCGTACAATCTTCTCATCTGGTAGCCAATAAGTTCTACTTAATGAGCCACCCTTCAATGATATAGTTTTCATTTTGCACCTAGTGTTTGCCTTGCTATCTCAATGCCGTATTCTTGTGGACTACCTAGCACAATTGTCTCTTGACTGCCATCAAGAGGATTCATGAATACTTGTTTATTAGATTGTATCATACTTTGCATCACATCCGCAATGTATAACTCACCATCTTTTTCGGCTAACTTGTTGTAATATTCTAGGTAAAGATGCCCAGTTAGAAAGCCATAGAAGCCTGACGATGCGTATGGTGAGATTTGTTTCTTTTCTACAATTTCGATTACCGTGTTTTCATATGCTCGAACATACGAATACTTTGGTGAATTGCCTACGAACACATCAATGTACGCATCATGTTTCGCAGTTAGATCATCGGCAATAAAATCTATACGGCGACCTTTAATAATTGTATCTGCGTTATGTACAAATGTTGGTAAATTTTTGTTGTTTAGTTGTTCAATGCCAATTGCTGCTGTATGTGCTTGACCTTTTGTATCACCAATATACAGAATGTTACTATCATTCCAACCTAGTGGCTTGATTGCTTCGACAAGTTGTTCTTTGAAATAGATATCTCTTTTGTTAGCAACAAGAATAAGTTGATTGACCCAACCAATGTTTTTCAAAATATCATATATGATTGTCTTACCATTCCAAGGCAAAAGATATTTTGGTATGTCAAAGCCAACATCATGAAAGCGGGTGTTATAACCCGCCATACAGATTATCAGATTCATTTCAGCCATTCTTCCATATCATTTCGTAGCAGTGAATGCCATGTGCTATTGTACTCACCTGGTGAAAATGGATGATTGACATCACAGTACACAAGATTATCACCAACAAGATTGTGTTTTTTCCAGTTGGCACTCATGAAATCTTCCATCATGTATTGTACACCAGAGTTGTAGAACTCATCAATGTGATTGTAAGCATCAGCATACTTGTCCATGTTTTCGGATGATGAGAACGCAAACTGATCGTTGCCAAAATCACGCTCAGGTGTCATGCGACAATTTGGTATGTACAACTTACTATTGTCAAGTTCTTCAAATGGTATGCGAACATTGATAGCAAAGTCAAATCGTGAACGAATAACCCAATCAAATTTCTTTTCAAAATATTTTTCGTATTCGTATTTTGTTTTCATACACTCTCTGATTGCATACAACTGAGCATATGTTGACATGCGACCATCTTTGACTTTCCAGTTTGGTGATGGTGGTGGAGTATTCGTGTACTTTGACAAATCAACTGTAGGATTTGGTGATGTCTTGAAGCTGTATGCATTGTATGTTGAAGAAATCTTTTGCATTTGTTCAGCAGGCATTTCCCAAGAATGCAGAAATACAGTAACATCATTGCCTTTGATGATGTTCTCGTAATGATATGCGTGACCTTTTTCCCACATTCTTGGTTGGCCAGAAATACATAGTGCTATTCTCATAGTTCTCTTCCTACGTTTGCTTTGTTGTCTGTGATGCCAAATGGCTTGAGTTGTTCTTTTTCCATCACAACCATACTATTGTAGAATGAAACAGAATACAGATTGTGATATACATCTAATGCTTCTTGTGAGATTGGTGAGCCTTGAAAGTGTTGTTGATTGACAATATCAGTTGCTCGTTTACAATGTTCTGTGAATGTACCAGCACCACGAAACACACCACCCCATGGCTGTGGCCAATAACTTGTGTGAGTGTCTTCACAAATGTAAACACCACCTTCTTTGATATGTGGAAAAACTTTATTGAGTGTAGTAATTTGATGATTCATTACGTGTGAGCCATCATCAATCACAATGTCAAATTTGTTTTGCGTTTTGAGAAACTCATCCCAAAACTCTGGATCACTTTGATCACCCATCACAATTTTGACATCACCATTATATTCATACTTCAAACATTCTTCGTTGATGTCGATAGCAACAACTGATGTATCGGGACCAAAGTATTTCAACCACATCTCAATTGAACCGCCACCAAGCACACCAATTTCAAGTATACGTGGTGCTTTACCCACAAACTTCTTTAGATGCCTTTCATAAACATCAAAGTAGCCTGACCATTTGGTAGAACCTTTTTCAAGTTCCCAAAATAATTCTTTGATTCTATTTGTCGTCATATTTTGCCTCAATCACTTTACGCCACTCAGGTACTCTATCGTACTGATGTACAATAGTATACTCTATTCCTGTTGAAGTTACAACCTTGTCACCTTCTAGTTTCGGTGATGGTTCTAATAGATGTGGTCTAAACTGTTCAATCTTACTTGGATCAGCAGTTGTACCTAATTGACATGCCCAACCATCTTCCGATTTCATATACATGGATGTCTTGACATATGGGTGTCTTGATACCATTACATTGAACACTGCTTGATCAACGATTGGAATAGGACGATTGATACAGTTCAAAAATAACTGAAGTACCAAATCTTTCATTGCATGACCACGACCAGCAAGTACACCTACATTAAAGATTACATTATTTTTGAAATCATCATAAATGCCTTGACCATAGCATTGTGTAATATTCTCACGACCCCACGGCTCGTCCTTATATCTCATACTCTCAGAAGAAAATACTAAGTCTTCTTGTGCAGAAAGATTCTCTTCTAACCATGTAACAGGATTCTTTTGAAAGATAACATCTCGTACATCAGTGGTAATTACATACCGATAATCATTGCTTTTGAGCAGTTTGTAAATGTGAACAAAACGTTCAACATGAACCATAAGATTTGATTGATACGTCAGATTACCTTCAGTGTCTTGATTGAATGCTATAATTGAGAATCCCGCATTAGATACTTTTTGTACAGTATCTTTATCACAATTCATAAGAATCAGAACTTTGTCGCCCTCAAAGCCTGATTGATTGATTGAGTTGACCCAATACTTTAGTTTGGACCAATCATAGTTGTTGGCACAGCCTACGATCACATCTTTCATAATATCTCCAATAATTTATTTTATGTCTATTGTTGCCCAGCTTCCTGTATATTTTTTGTATTGTTGTTGACTTTGACCGGGCGTGTCATCAAGATATTTAGCGGTCGTTTCTGGTCTTCCCCACTCACCTGCACCAGCCTTCGACACAAACTCTTGTCTGCTATCTTTGTTTGTCTTGAGATAATCTTTGAATGTTTTCATATCGTGAATGATGAACCACAACCACAAGTTGCGGTTACGTTTGGGTTTTTGATCGTAAATGAAGCGCCCATCAAATCTTCTTTGTAATCAATCTCGGCTTCATTCATATATTGTAAACTTATAGTATCTATGACAACGCCAACACCATCTCTTTCGAATGTCATATCATCTTCATTTGGTGGGTATTCTTCTAACGTAAACCCATATTGAAAACCGGAACACCCACCACCTTGTACAAACACACGAAGTTTCAATGAAGGATCTTCTTCAGCAATAATTGTCTTGATTTTTCTCACAGCAGAATCAGATATAGTTATCATTCAGATTTATTCCCTTTAACAATGCCCATTACTTTTGCTTGTAAATTTTTTGCAAACTGTGGTTGTGGAAAATTCCAACCAATAAATGCACCCAATAACAACCAGAAAAGTGTTTCTAACATATGAGTCTCCTTATCCTCTTGTGAGTGTCAGTATTTTTTGCATCTGTTTCTCAATGATAGGACCACGATTAGGCCAATGAATGTATGGCTGACTTGCGGTCTTGTATAGATTTGTCAGAAATGGCATGATAATTTTTTCTACTTGTTGAAGTCTTGCTTTGTACTCTTCAACAGTTTCATCTTTCTCTGCTATGACTGCTTGATATTCAACTTCATCTACTGTAGAAAAACCAAAGTCATCATCGGCATACTCTGCCAAAATTTTATTGATATCGTATTCCATTACTTATCCCATGCTTTCTGTGCGTTAAAGTTTTGTCTGCTGAACTCTAGTCTATCCACTAGTTTCAATGCTTTACCAACATGATCTACAGCAACAAAACCCTCTGGTGCTGTAATACGAAAACCATCATCAGTACGAACAAATGTACCAATGCTCTTGATAGTTTCTAACTTGCGAATAATCATTAACTTGGCATCAACAATCAAATTCATCAAGTCGAATATTGATTTGAGTTGAATGGCATTTGAACGGTAGAAACGCATTACTTCATTCTTCTCTTTGATGCGTTTTTGTTTTGTGTCTTCTTTCTTTGCTGCAAGAATTTCTTTGTTCAGTTTTGCTTCAACATAATTAATTAGTTCTTGTGTATGAATTCTGGTATCAGAAATCTTTTTACCTTCACGAACTTTAGTGTTGTTAAAGGTTTTGATTTGATTTAAGAAAACATCTGATGCAGCAATACGATTCAATGTCAATGCTGGTATTGATTGAAACACTCTACCTGCGTTTGCAAGAATCGACGTAATTGCTGCTGTCTCTTCTTCAGTAAATGTGACAGAACCAGATGCATCAGTAAATGAAGCATCACGAAACCAAACATCTTTTGTTGGCTTCAAATGTCCAATGTCAATGTTGAATGATGCTTTCATTGTCTCTAATGTTTTACCAGAGTATGATGTATGAAACACAACACCAATCTGTGCAGCCATCATTGTTTGTGCTAACTTTGATTTTGCTGGCACTGCATACACAATTGTGTTTGGTTGAAAAATAATATATTCTTCACCCTCAATAGTTTCTTTTTTTATGTCACCTTTACTGAACATCATATCACCTTGCAATACACCTTTAATGCCCAACTTAGGTAAGAATGCAAGTGCTAGTTTTAATTTTTCGTTCAAGCCACCACCTGGATGATTTGCATCAATATCTTCATCAGTATAATTCAATTTTGCATTTTTTGCAAACACTGATTTAGTACCAACAAAAAAATTACCGTTTTCTGGATTTGTGCCAGCAAAGATAGCAGGTGCGCCATCCCATTTTGTGGTG